CCCGCAAATTAGTCGGCCGCACGATTTTAGGGTCGGCAGTGTCCCTGATGGCTGGCCTGGCGTTGCTTAAGTTCGACGATATGCCGGAATTGGCCGTTATCGGTGTTGCCTGCGCCCTGGGCATATTGGGCAGCGCGGTGATTGAAGAGTATTTCAAACGCTGGTTAGACCAACGTCTGACCAAAAAGAGGGATGAAAACCCATGACACTGAGCCAGAAGCAACAGCAGTTCACGCAAATGGTCGGCCAGTTAATTACCTGGGCTTTTGCTAACGGCTACGGCCTGACGATGGGTGAAACCTACCGCACGCCGGACCAGGCAAAACTCAACGCCAAAACCGGCGCCGGTATCGCCAACAGTCTGCACATGCAGCGCCTGGCTATCGACTTTAACCTGTTTATCGGCGGCATATGGCAGACCGACAGCAAAGCGTTTTTACCGTTGGGCGAGTATTGGGAAAGCCTGGGCGGCACCTGGGGCGGTCGGTTCAAGACTAAGCCAGATGGCAACCATTTCAGCCTTGAACATAACGGGGTGCGCTGATGCGTGCCGCCTGGGGTCACCTGCTGATTCTGATCGCCGTGTTCTTTTTCGGCTGGGCGGCACACGGCTGGCATAACGCAAAAACCGAACTGGCCGCCAACGAGTCCGCAGACCTGACGCGCCGTGTGGTGACTGAGGCGACGCGACAGTCTGGTGAAGTGCTGGAAGCCAAAATAGCGGAGTTAAAAGCCAATGAGATCCACACCGAACGGGAAACCCGTACGGAAGTTATTAAGCCGGTGTTTAGCAACGTTTGCGCTTCTGATGAGTATGTCCGGCTGTTCAACCAAGGTGTTGATAAAGCCGAGCGAACCCTATCAGGAAAACCAGCTAACCCTTTGCCCGGTCAGCCTGCCTCGCCTTTCAGGGCCGACCGGCACGGATTTTGACGCGTCGCTGACCGCGTACCAAAACCTTTATACCGCCTGCGCGGTAAGACACAACGCCCTGGTGGGCATCATTCGACAACGTAAGGATTTAGAACAATGAGCAACCCAAAAAATAAAACCATTGCCATGGCCGTGGCCGGTGTAGCACTGGTTTTTGAGCCGAACAAAACCGCGTTCAACGGCCTGATTAACGAAATGTCGGCCACCAATAAAATCGCGCCAATGGTCACCTATCTGGGCCGCATTGTGACCCCGGATTCGAAAGAGGCACTCAATAAGCTGGTTGACGAATATCCCGGCCTGGAAATGCAAATCGTGGAGAAGGTCAATTCGATTTACTCCCCACAGGTTGAGATTGAAATAAAAAACTGACCGCGCGGGTGGCGGCCATTCGCGCCAACCCGTTAGAGCAGTATCTCGCCCTGCGTTGCTACTACCTGCCCCACGCCGACGACAGCGAAGAAAACATCGCGCGTGCGCTGTGGCTGGATGAATATTTTGCCCAGACGAAAGCCAATAAAACGGCTGAGGGCATCGCTATAGCCCTGAACGGAACCTGACATGAGCCACTTAGATTTTACCCTTAGCCTTATTGACAAACTGACGCGACCGCTCAAGACGGCCCAGTCGTCACTGTCGGGCTTTGCGGAAAAATCGCAGGCGTCATTTACCAAAATAGGCATCGGTAGCGCAGCAATGTGGGGCGTTGCACAGTCAATTAAAGGCTTTTTAGGGCCAGCCTATGAAATGAATGCCGCATTAGCTGAAATTGGATCTAAGGGGGTGGGAGAAGACACATTAAGAAAACTATCCAATGACGCAGTGGCATTTAGTAACCGTTACGGCAAAAGCGCGGTTGACGTAGTCAGTTCCAGCTACGCCATTAAAGGGGCGATGCACGGGCTTGCCGACCAAGATTTACCGCGCGTGACCGTGGCGGCCAACACGCTGGCCGCAGGCGTCAAAGCCAGCGGCGAAGAAGCCGGGGAGTATATCGGCGCGATGGCCTCGCGGTTTAATCGCGAACTGTCCAGCCTGGGACACGTCGAGTTTGCCGAGCAGTTAGCGGGCAAAACCGCGTACATGGTGCAAAATTTCGGCGTCAAAATGTCGACCATGCAGGAATTGATGGAAGGCACCAAAAACGCCGGGGCCGACTTTGGCGTCAGCATGGAAGAGCAGTTCGCCGTGCTGGGCACCCTATCACGCACTCTGGGCACCGAGTCCAGCGGCATTTACGAGCAGTTCCTACGCAGCGCCCCCGCCGCCGCGCAAAAGCTGGGTATGAGTTTTGTGGATGCGACCGGCAAGATGTTGCCTATGGGCGATATCCTGCAAAAGGTGCAGAACAAATACGGCAAGAGCATTGAAGGCAACGTGAAGGCCCAACAGGCCATTGACGCCGCGTTCGGCGGTGGCGCCGACGTGATTAAAAAGCTGTATGGCCAGCAGAACCAGTTAAATAAAAGTATCACCGAGCTGGGCCGCAACGACGGCATGAAGCGGGCGCAGGAAATGGCCGAAAGAATGGTTGACCCGTGGGAGCGAATGACACAGGTGTGGCGAAATATCAGGATGGGGATTGGCGAAACTCTGTTACCCGTACTTAACCCACTGATTAATCGTGTTGCTGATGCCAGCGCAATGTTTGCCCGCTGGATGAAGATGTTTCCCAACATCGCACGCTGGCTTGGTTATATCACGCTGGGCATTCTGTCATTCGGGCTAGCTGGGGCAGCGGCAAATATCATCATGGGCGTGTTCGGCTTCACCATGCTGGGCCTAAAAGGGATCGCCGTTCTATTGGGCGGTGCCTGGAAGGCACTGACCTGGACGCTCAACCTGTTGCGCCCTTCGCTACTGGCGACCCGCATCGGCCTGGCCGGTCTGTGGATCCAGTCCAAACTACTGGCGCTGTGGACCGGTGTCTGTCGTGTCGCCCTGTTTGCCTGGAACGGCGTGTTAAAAGCCGGTGCCCTGGCAATGCGCATTTATGGCGCCGCGACGATGTTCGCCGGTGTTGCCATGCAGCTTTTGACCAGCCCGATCACCCTGATTATTTTGGGCCTGGCCGCGCTGGCGGCGGGTATCTGGTACGCGGTCACCCACTGGGATGAACTCAAAGCCGCCATCGTAGAAACCGACGCATTCCAGTGGGTCATGTCCGTGATTGGGGACGTCGGTCAGGTCTTTGCCGACGTATGGGGCAGCATCTCCCAGGGCTGGGACAATACCGTCGCTTTCTTCCTGGGCCTGTCGCCGGTGGCCGCGTTTGAAGGCTTTGCGGACACCATCGGCAACGTGTTTAGCAAGTTGTTCGACATCCTGAAAAACACCTTTGCGTCGACCTACAACTGGATAGTCGAAAAGCTAAACAAAATCCCCGGCGTCAATATCGACCTGAAAACCACCGAAACGCCCGAAGGCGTCAGGGTACCGGCCCCGGTCAGCGTTGCCGTACCGGCGCAAAATATTATGCCGCAGGGTGCAACCACGGCCCGCGCCCAGGCAGCACAGGCACAGGTGCCGGTCAGCGTGCCCGCACCAGGCATGGCCCACACAGCCGCGCCGACCCTGAGCGGTAAAAGCCTGGTCACCGGCAACAAGGTCAGCGCCGCCGTGCCGCGTGAAGGTCTGATGAAACAGGTTAAATCCGACAGCAAAACCACGATCACCAATAACAGAACATCGGGAGACACCTACGTGAATGCCCCGAACGGGATCTCGCCGGGACAACTGGCCGAATTTATGGAGATGCAAGCCGGATGACTGACGAACCGCTGTACATCGATTTACTGATAACCGACGGCAATTTCACGCTCGACAGCGGCAACGAACCGGGGTTATGCAACAACCGCGTCAGCATCGGCCAGGACGTGATCCACAGCATTTTAGAAAGCGGCATCGCGGCGCTGTTGATTGGTGAACGTAGCCCGACCATGCGCGGTGACGTGTTAACCCAGTTAACGCTATTGGTTGAGAGTGATGAACGACTCGTCCCCGGCACCGTTACCATCACGGAAGAAAGCGCGTCGCGCCTGTACATCACCGCCGACACCTACGATTTCGGCCCTATCAGCACCGGTGTGAATTATGAATGAGAAACCGACCGTAGATTTTGAGCAGGTCCTCCGTGAGAGCGGTATGCCGACCACCGAAGACGAAATCAGCAATAAATTTCGCGACATCGCGCGCGGCGAAAACCTGGTCACCAACACGTCGAAAATGTCGCCGTTCTGGCGCCTTATCACCAAGCTGACCACCACGCCGGTGTTATGGCTGAAAGACGTGCTTGTCCAGGTCGTGTTAACCAACATGTTTGTGGCGACCGCGACCGGCGCCATGCTGCGCCTGCTTGCCTGGGCGGTGAACATCGAAGCCAAACCGGCCAGCGCCGCAGCCGGTGCCCTGCGCTTTTACAAATCCAGCGCGGCCAACGCCGTGACGGTCAACGCGGGCACGCTGATACAAACCGAGCGCATCAACGGTGTGGTTTATACCTTGTCGGTCACCAAAAACACCACATTGCCCGCAGGTCAGGAGAGCGGACTCGTACCGGTCACCGCGACCGGCACCGGCAGCGGGTACAACCTGGCGCCGGGCTATTACCGCATTTTGCCCGTCGCCGTGACCGGCATCGCCAGCGTAGTGAACGATGACGACTGGCTGACCGTGCCCGGTGCGAATGAGGAATCCGATGATGAACTGCGCGACCGTGCCCGCAACCAGTTCAACCTGGTGGGGAATTACCACACGGACGCCATTTACCGCAGCATGATTGCCAGCGTGCTGGGCCTGAGCGTTGACCGCATTTTCTTCAAGCATGACGCCCCGCGCGGGCCAGGTACCGCGAACGCCTATTTGCTGCTCGACAGCGGCGAGATTTCGCAGCCGTTTATCGACGCGGTCAATGACTACATCAACACCCAGGGCCACCACGGCCACGGCGATGACATGCAGTGTTTTGCTTTGCCTGAAACCAAACACGTTTTAAAAGCCACGGTTTACGTGTTGAACAAAGACAACATGACCGGCGAAGAACTGACGGAACTACAGAACGGCGTCACCCATCTGATCCGCTGCGCGTTCCGTGAAAACAGCAACTACGACATTAAAAAGACCTGGCCGTATTCACGCTATTCGTTTTCGAACCTGGGCCGCGAGCTGCATAAAACCTTTCCGGTTATCGACTCGCTCAACTTCTCGCTGACCGACATCATCAGCGAACTGTCGGTCCCGCGCCTGGACAGTCTGACCGTGGAGATTGCCAATGATTGATTTCAAAAAGCAGCTTCGCGGGCTTCGCCTTCCGTCTTGGATGGACGGCGCCGAGCCGAGCAAAATGTTGCGGGCCTGCGTCACCTTCTGGTCATTGGTTGATGACTGGCTGACCTGGCCGTTAAAGCAGTTCGACCCGCTGACCTGCGCCGAACCGCTGTTAAACCTGATCGCCTATGAACGGGACGTCAGTCGCTTTAACGGCGAACCGCTGAGCCTGTTCCGTAAACGGGTCAGCTATGCCTTTGTAAACGCCCAGGACGCGGGCGAGGTTGCCGGATTTATCGCCATCTTTGAGCGATTGGGGATCGGCTATGTCGAGTTACTGGAGCGTCAGCCGGGTATTGACTGGGACGTCATCATCGTCCGGGTATCTGACAGCCAAATCGCCGCCAACAGCGACTTACTATTGGAAATTATCCGCAAGTATGGCCGCACCTGTCGCCGCTATCAGTTCGAAGTGATCACCTCTGTGGGCCTGCCCCTGCGCGTCGGGTCTTATGAGGGTGAATATGTTTGCTACACCGCGAGCCTGGGCAACATAACAACAGAATCCAGCGCCACGTTTAGCGCAAGTTTGTAGGGGAAGATAATGTCACAAACCGTTATTACAAAAGCCTTTGCTGAGTGGAAAGCCCAGCAAGCTATCGACAACAAAGCCGTAGTGCTGGACGAATTCGTTTTCGCCTTCATTCCAGGCCAGGACCCAAATCAGCCCATTCCCAACACCGACGGATTGCCCGATGCCGACAAGATTGTTTATCGCCAGCCGGTCAGCAAAAGCGGCGTGGTGAACCTTAATGCCGTGGTGTACTCCGTCGTTTTGGGCACCGAGGTAGGCGATTTCGATTTTAACTGGATTGGTCTGATTAATAAGGCCACCGGGACGGTCGGCGCGATCACCCATGCACCGACACAGCGCAAGGTGAAGAACGCCAGCGGCCAACAGGGCAACACCCTCACCCGATCCATTTTAATGGAGTACGCAGGTGCCCAGGTTGAAACACAAATTACGGTGCCGGCAGCGACTTGGCAGATTGATTTTACCGCCCGTCTGGCGGGGATGGATGAAGCGCTGCGCCTGGCGAACGCCGACATTTACGGCGCAGGGGCTTTTTTCGATACCGGCTTTTTGGCATCCAAAAATGGTCCGCAGTTTTTTGTCACGAAGGGCGTCGGCTACGTTGGCGGGCTGCGTGCTTCGCTGGGCGCTAATCAAAATATCACCGTCACGTCGAAACCAACAAAAGTCCGGGTTGA